CGAGTATCATAATCATTCTTACCACCGTCCACCCCTTCGCCACTTCGTGGCCCTCTTCCCCTAAAGGGGACGCAAGAACGTTACGAGATTTACCTTTTTGCATCATACGTCATGAAAAGCATTACGGTAATCAGCCACCTCCGGTGGCTTTCCCCCCTTTGGTGCCTTACGGCATCACCTTCCCCCCGCGGTATCGGTCGGGCGACAAAAGGAAAGCGCCTTTATGGGCAGAATATTATATAAACTATTGATTTATCCAGCTATTATCGCGAAAGGCTCGATATTATCGGGCCTTTTCAAATTGCCGCCGGCCCCGATAGATAGCCGCTAATAACCCGTAGGTTGCTACCATTTTGCTACCACCAATGGTATAATAATGGCAGGTCGGGCATTTCATTTGGTTACCCTCCTTGGTTTTCTATATTCTACATGCCCCGGCCTGTGGCATATTTGTTCTTCACCTCAAGCCCATTGCAGGTTCTAGACTTGCAATGGCGAATGATATTTCCGAGAGGTTCGATTCCTCAAGGCCAGCCAATGAAACGGCCGGCCAACTGTATGGAGACAGCGGATTTAAATATCAGAGAGAGCGGCTTTAGTGCAAAGCTACTCTAGCGCAGAGCGGGACAGCATGCACGGGTTGAACCGTTCGCTGCGTGAAAGTGCTGGTCGTCACTTTAAAACGACTACATGTGGAAGTGTGGCAGAGTGGCTTATTGCGTCTGTCCTGAAAACAGATGGGCTGAGAATGCTCCGTGAGTTCAAATCTCACCGCTTCCTCCACTGCCATAAATGACAAGTTTATGGCCCATGTATCCTTTGTTCGCGCATCGGTGCACCATGCACGAACGGCGTGTTTCATGCTCAGCACGTACCTTGGGAAAAAGCATGCGGGTTGTTCACCATTCTTTCCCGGCAAAGAAGAATGGCATAGCGCCGTAGCTTAAATAGGTAAGAGCTGTAGTCTCCAAAACTACCGATGCAGGCCCCTATCCTGCCGGTGCTGCCATAGAGGAATGGCGCAATGGTAAGCGCGCAGGGCTTTGACCCCTGAGATGATTGTTCAAATCAATCTTCCTCCGCCAGCATGCTTGTCATGCGTCATGATTACTTTCTTCCTTCGGAAATAGGCGTCTTAATGGCGCCTATTTTTCTGCCCATAAGTACAACCACAAGTTTAATCAACATAAAAATTTTACTTGCAATATCAACCAATAGGTTGTATAATCATTATAAATCAACCAACGGTTGTTAATTGAAAACATCAACTGCAATAAAGGTTGAATAAGGAGGTGAAATCGTGGGCAGTAACAACATTCGATACTATCGTAAAAAACTGGGTATCTCACAGGCTGACATTGCTAAAGAGCTTGGGGTTTCCCCCAACTCCGTTTCAAAGTGGGAAACGGGAAAGACGATGCCTGACCTCAAGCACGCAATAAGGCTGAGTGAAATACTTGGGACGGAGCTCGGTGTTCTGTTCGCGAGAAAGCTATGTTCTTAATTTCAAGAGACTTCTCGCGGCAGAGCGGACTCCCGCTCAAGTTTGTGCGGAAGCTTTGCAGGAATAATGCAATTCCTCACATTCATGTGGGTTCTGCTTACTACATTGATTCCGATGGAGCAAGCAAGAAGATTGTCGAAATGGCTCAGAGGGAAATATCTACTCCTAAAAACTACCTCGACACTATTGCAATGTTGCAGAAAGAAAAGCATGGCTACCCGTCAAAGTAACACCATGCTTTTACAGAAAATATCTGCAACCTCATTATAGCACAGGAGGTTACCATGTATATTCCAAAAGTTTATTACCTGAACCCGGACGAAAGGAAATCTCTCACGGGGCTTCTCGGAGAACTTAATCACATCGCAGACAAATATGGAGACAGCATTACCTATCATGCAGAAATTATAGGTGATTTGGAAACCATTGTTCCGACAAATTTTCACTTCACTTATAGCATTGACGCTGATAAAGTGACCGCAGGCGTTATCAAAGAACGTCTCAAATTAATTGGAGCGTCAGAGCCTAAACGCAGCCCGAACTTTCCTTATAATGTTGCGCTTAAGTTTTTCAACGTATACATTTCGCCAAGCGGATACCTTTCAACTAATGGATTGATTTTTGATAGCGGGAAGGACTGCGCTCATTACATGGAATCCGTTACTCTTGCTGGTTTCTATGCAGATGGTGTAACCGCCGGCAAGGTTCAGGCTATCGCCAATAAAAAGGGCCATGTGCTCACGGAGGAAGAACATGAAACTGTATGAAATTTCAAAACTGATGAAGCCCGACGCCCTCTTCAAGACGCCGGAAGGTTATGTAGACGGTGACACCGGTGAAGTGTTCAACCAAGAATACATTGATTCTCTGCCCATGGAACAGGCGGAGAAAACAAAGAATGTAGCGCTGGTTATCAAAGATATGGCCGGTGAAGTCAATGAGATTGATAAAGAAATCGTCCGTCTCTTGCAGATGAAAAAGACAAGGGAGAACAGAATCAAATCTCTCAAGAACTACATTCTCCATTTCGGCTGCGCTGTCAATGATGTGGCAGTTACTGTCCGCTTTAACAAGGGCCGGGAATCCCTGCGCATTGACGATGAAGTGGATGTTCGTTCTTTCGGCGACGCATTCTACAAGACTACCTACAAGGCCGACGCAAAGGCTATCATGGCGGCCATCAAAGAAGGGAAATCTTTCCGCGGAGTCTCCGTAGTGCGTAACCCGTTTGTGGTTATTAAGTGAGGCCGGCCATGGACGAAATAATGGAAAATATCACGGAAGAAAATCCGGAGGTCAAGTACAAATTTGTGGAACCTACGGACCCTAACATTGCCGGGCTCAAGAAATTGCAGAAAGTAATCACTGAACTCAAGGTCCCAAAGTCCGGCTTCAATAAATTCGGCGGATTCTCCTACAGGACCCTTGATGATATTATTGATGGCCTGCGCCCACTTTGTATAAAGTATGGCATCGTCTATGTTATTCGGGACAATGTTATCTTTGTCCAAGGCCGCTGGTACGTAGTGGCACATGTCCATGTCTATGATGTGGACACTGGTGCGCTCATCGTTATCGGTGAAGGGTGGGCCCGCGAAGCTGATAAGAAGGCCAAGTTCGATGAATCACAGCTCACCGGCGCTTCCTCCACCTATGCCCGGAAGTATGCTCTTTGCGGTGTATTTGATATTGCCGAAGGAACAGATGAAGATTCTATCTCCGGCTCCGATTCTCAGCAGAGACAGGCACCACCACCGCCACAGTCTCCATCTCCGCAGCAGAATGTACACCACTCCGAATCCGACGTTATCGAACTTCTCAACATGTACGGCGAGAAAACCAACGTCCATATTCGCTATGACAATTTAATGTTTGTGCTTTATCCAAACGGCGTACAGCCTGAAAATATTGATTATGTGTTCAACAACTTCACCGCTGCCATCACCGAGTACAACCGGAGGACGCAGCGCACATGAACATAAAGGTGACAAACGCTCAATTCATTCCGGCCGGAACGGTGGGAAGTATCAAGATGACTATTACCGCGTTCCTGCCGCTGGATAAAGCGGAAGAAGCAAAGAAGCTGTTGTCGCCTAACGAGGTAATTTCAATCACCAAGAAGCCGAAGAAGCGTTCACTTACCGCCAATGCTTATTGCTGGGTAGTTTGTGACTCCATTGCAAAGGCCATTCACTCTACGAAAGAAGATGTGTACCGCCTTGCGGTGGCACGGGTGGGAAGATATGAAATGCTTGAAATTGCTTTATCTGCTCTCCCTCACTTCAAGGCAATTTGGGAAAGCCGTGGCATCGGGTGGATTGTAGACACTATCAGCCAGGACGGATTCAATGCGACCGTCTTTGCCTACTATGGTTCTTCTATATACACCACTTCCGAAATGGCACGGCTGATTGATTATCTTGTCGGTGAAGCAGAGGACTTGAAGCTTGATGTAATGACACCGGCCGAAAGGTCTCTCCTGCTGTCAAATTGGAAACCTGAAATCTAGGGGGATTTATGGACGAAAACTTTATGTTTCCCCGCGAAGAAAGAATCAGATTATCCGACAAAGGGTACAAGAAAATCTGTGCTCTTGTTAATGAGAGAGACGGAAACAGATGTAAGCTTTGCGGAGCCACCATGGGGCTTCAACACCACCATGTTAGATTTCGCTCTGCTTATGGCTCTGACACCATCAATAATCTGATTCTTCTCTGTTCCTCTTGCCATAGCATTTATGCACATGGCAAAAAGGAAAAGGGGTATCGGGAAATGTTTGAAAACTATTTGGCCGGAGATTACTGCAAGCAGTTTGAGAAGGACCATGAAAAGAAGCTCAACTCAATCTACAAACAGTATCGCCGGAAGAAGAGGTAATGCCATGGGTGATTTTTACTCCAAGAATGATTTCACAAACGGTACTTACTTCCAGCTTCCCAAGGCCCTTGTCTACGACCCGTATTTCAAAGACCTTTCTTCCGATGAACTTATCGTCTACGCAGTGTTAAGGGACCGTATGAATCTTTCCTTCATCACTTCCAGTGTGGACGAAGCCTATGAAGATGAATACGGACTTTATATCTACTATAAGCAGAAGGACCTTGCGGAGCTCTTGGGAAAGTCTGAACGGACTATCCGCAGAATTATTGCGGACCTGAAAAGGCACGGGCTCGTTATGATGTTCCAAGACAATATCAAATCACCATCTAAAATATATCTTGCGAACATCGACGCCGGCCAAAATTGGCCAACGCAGGCCAAATCTGTCCTATCCCGTAGGCCAAATTTGTCCAAGGACGTAGGTCAGAAATGTCCTACAGATAGAGAATATAAATATATTAAGACTGATATGAATAAGACTGTGACTGCGACACGGTTTGAGAAGCCAACACTTGCAGAGGTCAGGGCTTATTGTCAGGAAAAAGGATTTACATTCTCGCCGGAAGATTGGTACTACCATTATGAATCTAACGGGTGGAAAGTCGGCAAGGCTCCCATGAAGGATTGGAAAGCGTCTTGCAGGTATTGGCAGAGACAGCAAGGCTCATTCGCCCGGACTGCTAAACCGAAAGAATCCAAGACCGACTGGAACGCCGCCGCAGAAAGAGGCTGGCAGGTTGAATGAGAAAGCGAATCAGGCGCTGGCAGAGTTCATGAGAAATGGACCGGGACCGGGCGCGCCGGAAGAGATTAGGAAAGAAGATAAGTTTCCAAAACTTTTCAAAGAATCCAACATTCCGCCGCGCTTCTCTCTGTGCACATTTGAGAACATCTACAAATCGCCGGTGCTTGCTGAAATCCAAGAATCATTTCATGTAGCTAAGAACTATGCCAATGGGTGGCTAGACAACCGCAGGACCGGGAAAGGCATTCTGTTTTTGGGACATGTAGGCAGAATGAAAACATCTCTTGCCGTAGCCATTGCCAATGCGGTAATGAGAGACTATGGCAACACTGCCTACTTTGTGCCAATGACTGAACTCCTTGACAACCTTCTTGTGAAAAGCCGCCGCAGTAATGAAGAGTATGTGAAGTATGTTGAACACATCAATAATGTTTCACTGCTTATCCTGGACGACTTTGGTTCTGAATATCCAAACGACTGGATTAGGAACAAGGTGGATGCCATAATCACCCATCGCTATAACTACATGAAACCTATTATTATCACATCGAATCTGTCGGTGAAAGATATTCTTGATGGCTACCGAGCCCGTATCTTTGACAGGCTCCGCGCTTCATCTTACCTTTGCATTGACAGAAATGAGAACAGTTTAAGGAGGACTACATGAACAGCGTTGTACTTGTAGGCAATGTGGGGAAAGACCCCATCATCAGGGCTTCACGAACGGGGCTTACCATAGCTTCCTTCTCCGTTGCCACCAAAAGAAACTATAAGAATCCGCAGACCGGGCAGGAACAGGAGATTGCTGATTGGAGTAATGTGGTAGCATTCGGCCATTTGGCCGAGGCTATCGGTAATCAGCTTCACAAAGGTTCCTATGTGACCGTCATTGGACGCATGAACACAAGGTCCTATGACGATAAGAACGGGCAGAAAAAATGGGTGACAGAAGTAGTGGCAAGCACCGTTGCCATTAACCTTTCCACCTCTCCGCAGCAGCCGCAGAATGCCTGGGGCCAAGGCCAGTGGGGACAGCCCGGACAGGCACCGGCGCACGGTCCATCAAATGGTAACTTCGAGAAGTTCGGACGCCAGCCGCAGCAGTTTGAACAGGGCACATTAGACGGGTTCAATCAGGGCCCTAATGAGCAAGAAGATATTCCGTTCTAGGGAGGTTCGTTATGGCAGAAATCTTACACGTTTTGGCCGTCTTTGCGGCAGCTGTACTATTTGCAGTATCCTGTGTATTATCCCTTGGACTTTTCGCCGGATTCGCATTCCTTATTATTTGGGGACTTCTTGAAATCGCCTGTTGGATTCTACCGGCAGTATGGGCAGGGCTTGTTTATGTAAGATACCGTGTATCTTTCATCAAACGCCTTGCCGATTCGCTGGAAAAATCATATGACAATTATGACAAACTCCGTGATAGATTTTGGGGCCGCCTTAAAAAGGTGAGAAAGGAAGCTAAAGAATATGGAGAGAGACGAGAAGGCTGACGCAAGGACCGAGCAGGGTTTCTTACAGGCTATCGACCTTACAGAAAAGCTCATGAATAATTCCGTGATTCATAAAGACGCCACCCGGTATGAGATGGTGAAGAAATTTGCAAATGATTTGAAGTATGACCTTGGCCGCTTTCTTGTAGAATTCAAGCTGGGCCACAAATAAGGAGGACACTATGAACTATGTAGACAGAATGTTTGAAGAGTTTCAGGAGCTTGATGGCCGGTGCAAAAAGCTTGATAGATTCATGGACAGCAAGCGGTTTAAGAAGCTCACTGACAAACAGCAGGAAGCCATGAATGTACAGATGATACACATGGTTCACTACGTGGAGGCACTCATGTATAGAATCATCTGTGAATGCACCGAGGATTCCGCAAAGGCTTTCAGTGCTGACATTTTCCACGGGCTCATCAGTACAAATCTCAGTGACGCTGAAAGGATTCCCATTAGAATGGCTGCCTATGACATTGTAACAGCGCTCATTGACTCAAGGGAGGAAGAGACGAATCATGATGAAGAACGTAAAGCTCATCGTAACTGAATGCAAAGAGTGTGGCCGTGAGTTTTTCGGCGGTGAAACAAAGGGAGGAGAACCTATCGAACTGTGCCCGGATTGCCGGAAGGCTGCCAAGGCCAAGGCCAAAACATCGAACTCATTCTTCCGCCGGTGCCTGAAAAAGATTCTTGCCACCCCTTGCAATACGCCGGTGAAGGATTCCCTTTCTGAAAAAGAATGGGAACGGCTGGCAGAAGAAATCAAAGAGTGAACTCAAGAGATAAGGGCGCACGGGGCGAGCGGTTATTTGCCGCCCTGTGCCGTTCCTACGGTTATGACGCCGTGCGGCGCACGGCTCAATACTGTGGGAAAACAGGTGACGCCGCCGACTGCGTGGGACTGCCTGGCATTCACATTGAAGTAAAGTTCGTGGAACATCTCAACTACAGGAAAGCCATGGAGCAGTCAATCCGTGACAGCAAGGGGAACGGACTGCCAATAGTCGCAAGCAAAACGTCAAGAAAAGAATGGCTCATTACCATGAGAGCCGATGATTGGTTCAAGATGTATAATGAATGGAGGAAGAACAATGGATAACTTCAAATTTGAAATCCTTGATGAGTATAAGGACTGGGTAAGGGACACACCGCAGAGAGCAAGTCTTGGGTCTGCCGGGTATGATTTGAGAGTAGCAGAAACGTACACCCTTGTGGCCGGGGAAAGGCATGTTTTCCATACCGGAATCAGGGCCCGTTTCCCTCGCGGCTGCGTGCTCACTCTTACCATTCGTTCAAGCTACGGAATCAAGAAAGGAATCGTGCTTGCCAATCAGGTGGGGATTATTGATTCTGATTATGCCGACGCGCCGGAAACAAAGGGTGAGATTCTTCTTTGCCTTATGAATACCAACACCTATCCGGTAACCATCAAGGCCGGAGAAAGGGTGGCGCAGGCCATCTTGCTTCGCTGCTTCAGGACGGAGCTTGACTTCGGATTCACGCAGGACAGAAGGACCGGGGGTATTGGCAGTACAGGAGAAGAATAATGCTTGCTTTAGGGGAAGGTGTAGAGATAAGAGTGAAGTTCATGCTCACTCATTTCAAACAGCTTGAAAAGGAAATAGTCTACGAGCGATACAAGAATCACCACGGTACGAACCTTGGTATTCGCAGTATCGGGAAGGCGTCTGACCCCACCTACAATGAAGCAGAGAATGAAATGTCTGACGTGAAAGTTGTGATTCTTCATGACGGCACTATCGTTCATAGTCCCTGTGAGTGGCTGCGAATCATCAAGTATGTCTATGAAAACATTTCTGTTTCAGACAGCCGGTTAATGCAGATGTATTTCTTCGACGGCCAGCCGTGGGCAGAAGTTATAGCCGAGCTTGAAATTAACAAAGATACTTTTTACCGGCGGCGAGATAAAATCGTTTCACTGGTTTCCATAGCCGCCGCACAAGCTGGGCTAGTAGAAATCATGCCGATGAACTAAAAAAGGACCGGGCTCAATGCCCGGCCTTTTTATTGCTCATCTTCATCATCAACATAAGCTTGCATGAACACCGTCATGGTGCGGCTCATGTTTGAACCGTTCTTCTTGCAGGCTTCTCTGAACTTATCCAACAAGTCACCATCAACCCTGATGGCGAGCGTCTTTTCTTTTGCGTGTTTCATGACAGATTCCTCTTTGATGTCATCTATGTTCATTTGCGGCCTCCTTCATTTATGTATTCCTTCATCAGGTTGATTACAACTGATGCGCTAGTATGCCCATTTGATTTACATGTACGATTAAATTCTTGCAAAAGGTCACTACTAACACGGACGCTGAGTCTTGCGTCGTTAGTATTAATTATTCTAGCCTTCCTTTTTATTTCCTTAATATCTACCATGATTCCCTCCTTATAAAGAATAGTGGTGGGCGGCCGTATCGTGGCTGCCCGGTCCCGTTACTTATTACCTGTTATCAACTTTCGTCAGCACGTTCGATGTTCTCTTATCAATAGTTCCAACCATGTGCAGCATTTTCCATGCTACGTCGCTTGCCTTTTTGTCTCCCTTGATGTCAGCCTCTGAACCTAACAGGCAGAGAAGATGTACAAGTGCAGAGCAGACTGCTTCTTTAGACGCATTATACGATTCGTTTTTGCCTCCGATTCCAGTAACGTAGAAGTCATGTGCGAATCCATCTTCCCCATGGGACGCCAACAGAAGAAAGGCTTCAACTCCCATTGCAGCTTCTTCAACCGTAGCATCTTCGCCATTGAGTCCGGCTTTAAACACTACACCTTCGAGATAGCATTTCAGAATTTTTGCAAGTCTTTTATTTTTCATAACTTTTTCCATGATTTTCTTTCCTCCATTATAAACCAACGGTATGTTTCACACAATGTTTTCCTATCATTTCAGACAATTCAACACTACATACAGGCAAGATAACCACCTCCCTTCATTCACTAGCGTTATGCTTCGTCTACTTCGCCAAACTCTTTAATGTATGCTTCAACGGTCATGTGTTTCTCTCCCCAGGCACGGGCCTCAGCACTATTAAGAGGACGAATTGTTTTGCCCTTACGCCGGTTCCCTTCGTCCCATTCAAAGTACTCGCTGTTAGGCCCTCCCTCGCAACAAAGGAAATACCTTCCCTTATTTGTACGGTAAAGGGATTCTTCAACGAACGAAAGGTCAGAATACGAAAATCCATTATTAAAAATAGTGAGAAGTTCTGCCTTGTCTGTATCATACAGTCTTTCATTGATAATCTTTTTCATTTTGTTTCCTCCTTAAATTGAATATCAGTAAGCTGAAATTTCACACAATCATAGGCACCACCTCCTTTCAGTTCGCTTTCACTAATCTCTTTCTACGTAGACAATGAGTTCACCTTCCGGGTCATTAGGCATGGTTTCCCAGCCAAACACCTTAAGGGTTCTCAATTCAATTTCAAGCTGCGCGTCACACAAAGCACCACGGAAAACGACCTTCGACCTTTTCCCCGGCAGGCTGCGGAGACGCACTGTCACTGGAACATCAGCGTCCATTGCAAGGCTCAAGAAATCATATAACATCATGGTCATTCACCTCCTTTCGTTATACACAACGCACATAGGGTAAAGGCCGGTAAGTTCAAAGATATGAACATTGGTGAAATTCTTGTTAAGCATATTCAAGAAGTCACGATAGTGGCCAGCCGTTACCTTGAATGCATAATCAGCACACCAATACTTCAATGTTTTGGGCACAACTTTAGTGAAATATTTATTGTACCTTTCAAGCACCTTCCCATTTTCAAGAGGGTAGAGGGGAAGCAGGATATTGGACGCCTTATTTCCAAAGTAGGCGGCGTCATGGTAAACCACAATCCAGTTCACACCAAAGTCCAGGCCGTTCTGCCTCTTCAAGCGGATAACATAAAGAGACTGGGCAAAGTACTCAGCCTTTTCAGTGTCATTCATTTTTCTTTCATTCATTTCGTGGTCCATGATGTACCTCCTTAAATAATTCCACGGTCGTGAAGAGAAACATAGTTATCATCACCAATGATTACGTGGTCAAGCAGCGTCAAATCAACGCTCTTGCACGCTGCCGCAATGTCATTTGTAGTTTTCTTATCATCCTCACTGGGTTCAGAGAAGCCGGACGGGTGATTATGAATCAGAATCACTCCACAGGCTTTATAAAGGATTCCCCAGCGGAGAACGTCTTGCACATCTACACCGCAAGCATTGGTGTTTCCCATGCAGATTTCTTTATAAGCGAGCAGGCGGTTCTTCACGTTGACGAATGCCGCTACAAGATGTTCCTTCTTTTCAAAGCGGAGCTTACTTGTGAAGTATCTTGCCACCCGGTCCGGGCTGCCAAGGTTTGCCCTGTTCACTTCATCACGGGAAGAGGAAATGCGTGATGAAAACTCAAGAAGTGCACACAGTTTCAAAGCATATGCATGACTGATTCCAAGCTGTTCAAATTCTTTGGGGTCCCTATAGCCTTTCCAGCAGTTATCCTGTTCAAGAAGCTCACCGATTTTATTTCCGGCCTCCATTCCAAACATGATGGAAAGCAGGCCATCATTCGTCATGTTTGGAATCCCGAACATGTTTACATATTCTGCTAATCTTTCGTTCATAATGTCCTCCATAAATAAATAGGGCGGCAGGATAATTCCCACCGCCCACAACTCAACACAACTCAATAGGTTTCAAGTCAGTTTCAAGTCAGTTTCAAGTTAAGCAAACAGACTAACCTCACCGGCCTCCTTATCTTTCTTTGCTTTTCTTGCTTTCTTCACCGGCTTTTTCTCATCTCCTTCACCCAGCAGGTCCCCATCAGAGAGAAGCAGTTTCAACTTTTCATCAAACGGGGGGACCTTGCTATCTTTGAACATCATGTTTTTCTTGATGTAGTCGGCAGCTTTAGCAGCGTCGCTCACAATTCCCAGCACATCGAGCTTTCTGCCCCTGAACCAATCCCACAGGTAAGAATTATGCTGAATGGTATCTTCACTTTCTTCCCCGCCGAACTGAATGCGGAGAATAGTTGCGGTAAGTTCTGCCACCATTTCCTCACGAGCATAGTCGTTACTACCGAACTTGCCTGTCAGATTTCTTTTCAAGCGGCTTTCGTGGCCGGTGGAATGGGCGATTTCATGAATTGCAGTATCATAGAAGATGTTGTGCGTCTTGAAAAGTTTCCTGTTCACAAGATGGATGGTATCGAATGCCGGAGTATAGCAGTTGATACCCTTGTTTACGGATACGGCATCGAACCGAATTTTTGCCTCACTGTTTTTCAGAGTATTTTCATACAGTTTCTGCCTCTCTTCCGGCGTCCAGGTAAGAATGTTCATCACACTCTTACGAATAGGCGGCACATCAAGGTCTGCCATGTTAAATACGTAGTAGGGTTTCAACATAAACCGCTCTTTCTTTTTCTTGTCGTCCTCAGAAAGCTTGTCGTCATTCAAATACTTTGCCGGGATAAACTTCTTACTATAGACGACAAAGTAACCAGCACCCTTACCCACGCCGTCTTTAAACTTCCAGCCGTGTTCCTTGATTTCCTTGTAGGTCACGAAGCGCGGGTCAATAGTGGTAGCCTCTTCTCCCATGCGGTCAAACATCGCAAGAGAGAGTAATGCGGCATTTCTGCCGCTGTAAATCGTCCCTGTTACAGGGTTAAATCCCTGTACAAATGGGGTGTTGATAACCGGGTTTTTCCACTTACTTTCTGCATTCTTAAAAACCCGTTCCAGCACTTTTGCTGCAAGTGCTTCCTGAAAATTCTTCTTTTCCATGATAAATTCCTCCTGATTTTTCAGACAACTCAACTCAACTCAAAAAATCACCAATAACTCAAACACCATCATGCACAACAGAATCTTAAAGACCATTTGCAACGCCCGTCACCTCCCGGAGATTGAAAAGCCTCCAAAGGTGTTTACACCTTTCGATGAAGGCTCTTTTAGCGTCACCCTCGCTTGTGTAGAAGTTCTCTACGCAGCGCCACCCATCAACACATCTCACAACATAGTGGCGTCTTTCCTTAAAAAGAACCACCGACAAGCCAACATCAACATTAAAGTCCATCATTTTAAAGTTCCTCCAACTTTCTCACAACAGCCAGTCTTTCTTTCTCATTGACGTATACCTCAATGTGTACATCATTGAAAAATCCGGACGGCTCAAACGAGATTTCTTTCTCACGCAGCCAGTCTTTCAATTTCTCAGCGTCTGCCCGGCTCAACGTGCAGCCCAGCCATTTTCTTCTTTCCATTTCTGCTCACCTCCCTAAAATCTTGTCAGCCAGTTTCTGCCGGACTCTTTCATCCACATCGGGATTTACTGACAAAATCCCGTCCATGATTCTTTCTTTCTTGTCTTTACCGCCCCAGTGAAAAGTAAACCGGTACACCTTTCCGGCGGGCACTTTTGGCATATGGTCCGCCGTGAATGACATGAGGGTTCCATACTCAGTCATTCCATAAAGTTTCTCTTTCCCAAACATGCCGCCTACATGGGCAGACTTCACATACATGACGTTCTTTCCGTAAATGTTTTTCATGATACTACCTCCCGGAAACACTTCACCGCGTTTCCTTTTGAAACGAATCGCCGTAACACAGGCTCTTTCAGTAACTTGCATGAGTACTCGACCTCAAACCACGGTCCAACGTCTTTCCTGCTGGGGACGCACACATACAAGGCGGCGTCAAGCGTCCCTGGCACGCCGTCTTTAATCACCTTCACGCTCTTTTCCTTGAGAAGAGTCCGGGCGTGAAAGTTCCACTGACTCTCCCACGGCTTCATTATTTCACCTCCTTTTCTTTTGGATTGATGGTGGGCGGCCGTATCGTGGCTGCCCGGTCCCGTCATTCATTTACCACACTCCATGCGGTACTTGTATACAGGCTCGCAGTCGTAGAGTTCTCTATAATAGGCTCTCAGACTGTCAAAGTCTCCCCCGTCTTTTGGGGTGAATCCATAACACTCTGAGATTTCGTGAATCTCAGGGTACATGAAATAGATTTCTTTGCCCTTGTTATAAAGGGCCTTTGCAAGTCCACGGCCCAGCGTCTTTACGATGAATCCAGCGTATTTCTTTTCAGTCTTTTTCATTTTCTTTTCCTCCTGTTTCAGACAACTCAACACAACTCAAGCCCTCACTACGTACCGCGGCATGGTATCAAGCCATGTCTTTCTTGTACTGTCACCGATAGAAAAGTAGCAGTACAGGCGGCCGGTACTCTTTTCCGCCTTGATGGTGGCGTACCTATACTTCACCTCCCCGGATTCGTCAAACTCCATAGGCTGCCCGTTTCTTGTCTTTTCATACTGGAAAAGGCGGGCAGCGCCTTTCTCAATAATTGCAGTCAACTTCACATCGAAATGATACCTTTTCATAGCTGATTACCTCTTTTCAAACCATGCTAATACGCTATTCATAGCGTTGATAAACTCTTTACGTGCCTTTTCATTGCGGGCGCGCAGCACATAGACAGGGCCGCGCGTCTTTTCATGCGAAACTTTAACGGCGCGCGTGTGAATGTTGGCAATGTTTACATTTTTCATAGCTGATTACCTCTTTCCGTCTCGAACAACTTATAAATGGATATGGTGGGTAGGGTTTGAAAGGTCCCTACCCGGTCCTTTTTCGCCGTGTAGTTATGCAGCAGTGCACCACCTTTTTTGGGGGAGAGGGTGGAATGACGTAAAATAATGCTAGGCCCGTCCCCGCCTTTATAGCCCGCGCCGCATGGCTGTACGGCGCGGGGGTAGGTGTTTACGGGTTACACATTTAAATCACTCGCTCGCGCGTTGTCGCTTGTTTTCCGCGTTTCATGGCAAGTTTGATTTATCCGCGGTACCGCTCGCGCGTTAATGTACGTTAATACACTTTCATAACACGTATCATGGCAGTATCGCCGTTTTCCCGACTTGTTACAAATTTGTAATAGTATCGGTTTATGTGACTCTCTTGCTAGTTGCACTTACTAGCTACCATATAACACATACGCGCGGCGTTTAATCAGTGGTAGGCCATTAGCCCCGACTTACTAACCGTATGTATATGTTTTTTTAAGGAAAAATCCTTTTTCTAATAATTACTTAATAGTCTCTATTATATCGTCGCGCATTTTCCATTTACTCTACCCCCGCCCCATGAATTAAAGGTTTACTAATGAAGTTTCGCCCTTAATAGCGGATTAAAGCGGCTTTATAGGCCGGGCCCGTACCACGCGAGCCAGCGCGCCCTTTTAAAGAATGTAATATCTTGTCAAGGCTATTAAATTTTTATTAGTCAAGTCCCATTCTATCCACCTTTCTATAATATTTGGGTTGCTCGTTTTTCCTTACGACTAAACTATACCACTTGTCACCCATTAACGCAAGCAAAAAATAGCAAAAAAAATGCAGAAAAACGCCCAAAAAGCTATAAACAAATTTTATATACCCATATAAAAGGCGCTGAGAAAGCCGATAAAATCGAGCTTTTTCCGGGAAACATGCCGCGTTTAAAATGTTAAAATTGAGATAATTAAAAGCATGTAAAGATGATTCAAGCGGCGGCGGCCGCTTTTTTTATGCTTACCAGGTAGATACGGTACATTTGTTCGCTGTCTACCTGGTAGATGGTCCAGCTGCATGGATTCCAAGTGGTACATTTGTTCGCTAATTATCGGCAGCTAGTCTCCCATGGGCGTATATGTATATTACTTATAAGGGGGGGATAACATGGCAGATGGTAGGGGTAAAACGCCGCGGCGCTTGTTAACTTTCAAGCCGGCAACGATACAACGCTATATTGATGATGGATTAACCGATAAAGATATAGCGCGTAAATTGCATATGACTTTAGTACAATGGGACAGGTACAAGGCAGCGCATAAAGAGATACGGGAGCTTTATAAGCCGGTGGCGACTCATGGCGGCAGACGTGGCTTATTTATGTTACATGACGTACAAGCTATATATAATGCACTCATAGACTATATGCATGATAGAGACAATAAAAAGCAAGCCTATAGTATCCCGTCTATATGTTCCTATCTACATATCTCAAAAGATACATACTATAAATATTTGCACGAAAATGATAATAAACAACTTATAAATACGGAAAATGGGGAAAGAGTATATACATCAATCGCAGACTTATTCAAAAATATGCATGAGTTGATAGAATCAAGTCTAGTTGATAAAGCGGTATCTATGAATAGTGTAGGCGCTATATTCGTTTTAAAGAATCACTATGGATATAGTGATAAACAGCAACTAGAGTTATCTAATGATAAAACCATCAATGTATCATGGGAGAATGTGCATTCCATATCTGCCAAGCCATCGAACGAATGTATTGATTCCGATAACGATATATTATCGGAACCTATCAATATCGAGAAAGATAAATGATTAACGTATCAATCAAGTAACTAGCTGCCGATGTACAGGGGCGATACTTTATCGATGGAAAGTGCGACGGCGCCGGAATCAAGGGACTCCTTTTCCGGGCTACCCGGCCCCCAAAAAATCTGCGTCGCGCGCGCACCAAATCCCCTCACAACCATTTTTTCTGTTTTGAAATTCATATTTATGCAAGCGTTATGCAATAATTCCCGCAATTATACAAACGTCTATGCAAAAAATATTTTTTTTTATTCAAAAAGGGAGTGAATGCAGTGAATATAACCATTCCATATACGCCTAGACCTGTGTTCATTCCTATCCATGAGGGGCTGGAAACGCACCGGTATTCAGTGGTTGTGGCCCACAGACGTATGGGTAAATCGGTAGCGCTCATCAATCACATGATAAAGAGTGCAGTGATGAACCCAAGGAAGCACCCTGCCCCAAGGTATGCATTCATACAGCCGCAGCTAAAGCAGGCCAAGCTCAATGCGTGGGAATATCTGAAACACTATGCACAAGGGCTCCCAGGGTTCAAAGCCAGTGAGTCAGAATTGTTTGTGGAATTTCTAGGCAAAAGAATTTACCTCTTTGGAGCGGATAACCCGGACGCATTGCGTGGCGGTTATCTTGATGGGGCGGTGCTTGATGAATACGGTGACATGGACCCGTCCACGTTCAATGAAGTCGTATATCCAATGCTTGCGGACTACAACGGCTGGGTAATCTTCTCCGGCACACCAAAGGGATTGAATGACTTCTATCAGAAAGCCATGCTTGCTCAAAGTGATGATTCGTGGTTCTACTCATACAATTCAGTCATGACAAGCGGTGTATTCACGCCGGAAAAGATTGCGGAGTTTCAGAAGAACATGCCGCCTTCTGCATTCCAGCAGGAATACATGTGCGACTTCCAGTCGAGCGGTGAAGATACACTGATACCGATTGAGGATATAGCGAATGCCTCTAACCGCAGAATCGTTGATAATCAAAAGGATTACCCGTTGATTCTAGGCGTCGATGTGGCAAGGTTTGGAGACGATTCCACCATATTGAGTCCAAGGCGTGGGCTTATAGCCTATCCACAGATTAAATTCAGGAAACTGGATAACATGAAGGTTGTGGACCGGGTGGCAAACTACATTGATAAGCACCAGGTGGACATGGTGTTCATCGATGCCGGCCGTGGTGAGGGCGTCATTGACAGGCTCCACCAGCTCATGTACCGGAATGTGATTGAGGTTCCCTTCGGTTCATCTGCAAGGGATTTCAAGCGATTTGAAAACAAGAGGGCTGAGATGTGGTTCGATATGGCCGAATGGATTAAGACGGGTTCAATCCCGAATGATTCCAACCTCCGTACCGACCTGTCGGCGCCAAGATATAAATATTCCAAGAATGGCCGAATCATGCTGGAAAGCAAATCGGACATAAAAGAAAGGCTAAAGCGTTCCCCCGATGGTGGAGACGCCTTGGCCTTAACTTTTGCTATGCCGGTAGTCGGCGCCAATAAGAGACGCAGGCTTCCGAGAACATACAATACGAAATATGATTTTTTCCCACAAAGGAGGAATTGATATGTGCGGTGGTGGCGGTGGCCTTTTTAAAAAATTATTCCGGGGCATTGGTTCCCTGTTCGGGCTGGGTGGTCAGAAACAGACCATTGTAGAGCCTAAACAGACGCAGGCTCCGATTGTCGATACGGCAAACGATACCGCGTCCCTTGACGCTGCGCAGGCACAGAAGAAGAAGAAAGCGCTTGCCTCCGGCATGAATGCGAATCTGCTTGCCGGTGATACTTCAACAAGCACACAGAAGCATTCACTTTTAGGAGACTGAAATGAATGATAAAGAATACGCACTGAAACAGTATCGGGCAATGGACAGCGTATTCCAAAACTGGAAACCTCTCTACAAGGAAGTACGGGACTTCATCTACCCTTACCTTGGTACATTCGATGGCGAGAATGATTATGACCGCCACGATGAAGAGCTTTTGCGTACAAAGGTAATCAAATATGCAAACGTCATGGCCGCCGGAATGAAGAATGGTTTAACCTCTTCCACACGGAAGTGGGCAAAGCTTTCTACTGATAACCCGGACCTAAACAAGCAGTTCAAAGACTATTTTGAAGCCTGCTCGGATATTATGATGGCTATGCTTACCAAGGGCGGATTCTACCAAGAAATCCTAAAGTACTATCTTGAAATAGGAATCTTCGGAACTGCGGCCATATTCACGCAGGAGGACCCCATGATTGGTGTGACATTCCACACCTTCACCATGGGTGAGTACTGTTTCGGCTGCGACGCAAAAGGAAAGCCCAATGCCTTTGCCCGTAAATTCAAATTGAATGGAGACCAACTGGCGTCCATGTTCGGCGGCAAGCCTACCGGCGAAAACGGAATGCCGTATAACTACGTCCTTCATGTGATTGCACCTAACCCGGACTACGAGTATGGAGCCGTCACCAATGATAAATTCCCATTCGTGCAGTACTACCTCTACAACGACAAATGCGTAAAGAGTGGTTATCACGAGTTCCCGGTATCAATCGGGAGATGGCTCACCAAAGGGAAATCAATTTGGGGCACCGGCCCTGGCATTTGGTCCCTTGGTGATTCAAAACAATTACAGGTCATGTGGCGTGATATGGATATGGGCGCCGAACTGATGGTAAAACCACCGGTGCAGGGGCCTTCTGACATCATCGCCAATGGCGGCATTAACCTCATGCCGGGAAGCGCCAATTATTACAACCCTGTCGGGAACAGTGACGGAGCGATAAAGCCTATTTGGACGCCTCGCATTGATTTCACAGGGACGGCGACGCTGGCCGAACAGATTGAAGATTGTGTGAAGGAACACTTCAACTACAATGTTTTCCAGCTTTTATCCGACATGGATAAGGGTACCCGGACCGCGCGAGAAATCGTGGAGCTCTCATCTGAAAAGATGGGACAGATGGGACCGATTGTAGATAAGATGGAAACTGAAATCCTTCCGGCCATTATCAATCGTGTGGTAGCCATTGGATTCAGGAATCACATCTTCCCGGAGCCGCCGCAGGAGCTACAGGGCATTGAGTACAAGATTGAATACAATTCAATCCTCTCGCAGGCACAGCGGCAGTCAGACATTACGCCGATTGTCGATACGGTCAACCTCTCTATTCAGATGGCTAACACGGCACAGAAGCCGGAAATCTTGGATAAGATTGACTTTGATAAGGCGGTTGATTTGATTGCTGACAGGAACGGGACCCCATCAGGGCTCATCAAGAGTGATGATGAAGTGGCCCAAATCCGGCTGGCCCGTGCTCAACAACAGCAGATGCAGCAGGCGGCGGCCATGGCTCAACAGTCAGCCGACATTGCCAAAACTGCTTCACAGGCAAAGCTCACAGAGAACAGCGCCTTAACGCAGGTCCTTGGAGGTGTAGCCGGAAATGAATAATGAACGGTCAGAAATCCGGGCGGCGCTTGATAAGCAATACAGGAAAGACCTGAATAAAATCCTTCAAACCGATTACGGCCGAAGGTTTTTTTCATACATTCTGATGGACTGCGGCCTTAGGGAGTCTATGCCGCAGGGCAATTCAAAGGACATATTCAATGCCGGCAGAAGGGCGGTGGCCGTGGGCCTCACCTTTGCCGCCGACAGTATTGATTGGCCCCACCGAACGAGTGGAGCCGAATTAAGGCTAAAGGCTGAAAAAGAGTACATCGATTTCCAGCTTAGCATAAAAGATGAAATTGACAGGAAACGAAAGGAGGCAATGGCCCGCAGGACAACACCGAACGGCCTATAAGCTATGCCAAACATTGACAACCCAACTCCGACCCCGGAACCGACACCGGCTCCGAATCCAGCACCGGAACCAACTCCGGCACCGAATCCAACACCGGAACCTGCTCCAACACCAGCTCCGGCCCCGGAACCGACACCGGCTCCGAATCCAGCACCGGCGCTTGATTTCAATTCAATCAAAATGCCGGACAGCCTTGGTCCATTGAGTGATTCATTCAAGACTCTTGCAACAGACATTGGACTTTCTACTGAAAATACGCAGAAGGTCATTGACTATTACAATGAGAACATCGCCGCACCTATCGAACAGGCAAGGCAGGAAATGATTACTAAATGGGTGAACGATTCCAAGACTGAATTTGGTGATGAGGGAATTGAAGTGGCGAAGAAGGCATACAACGCCTTTGCTACCCCTGCCCTTAAGCAGTTGTTTTCAGAAACAGGGCTTGCGAACAACCCCGAAATCATTCGTCTGTTTAATGGCATAGGTAAGAAAATTTCCGAAGGCTCATTAGTCTTGGGCGATGGAAGCGCTGCAAAGCATTCCGCCGGAGACATTCTGTTTTCGAAATCAGTAAATGAAAAGAGGTAAATTAAATGGCTGATATTGTTAAAGACTATTACACCCTCCGCGATATTGCGGCACAGGAAAACCCGGACGGCACCGCCGCAACTGTGGCTGAAATCCTTGACCGTGCTAATCCCATGGTCCACGATATGCCTTTCGTAGAAGGCAACCTTGATGTTGGTGAACGCATTACCGTTCGCACCAAACTTGGTAATCCGAAATGGAAGCGCTACAACGAACATGTGAAGCCTTCCGTAACCCGGACTACGCAGGTAGATGAAATCACCGGCCACCTTGAAGATTGGTCCGAAGTGGACTGCGACCTGGCAGATAAGGCGAAGAACCTTGGCAATTTCCTTGTTCGTGAAGCTAAACCGAAGATGGAAGCCATGGCACAGGAAATGTCCACTGCCTACATTTATGCGTCTCTTTCTGACGACCCGAAAACCTTTAATGGTTTCTTTACCCGTCTCAATACCCTGAATGATGTATACATGAACGGCGAACCGATTGTTATTGACGCTGGCGGCACCAATAAAGGCGGCCTTGCTTCCATGCTGTTTGTCGGCTGGGGCAACTCCACTGTTTACGGAATCTACCCGAAGGGCTCCACTGCCGGTCTGAAATTTGAAGATAAGGGCAAGGTGACTTCCGAAAACGATGAAGGCTACCTCGATGTATACCGCTCTAAATTCTCTTGGGACGCCGGCCTTGCAGTAAAGGATTACCGCTACATTGTCCGCGTGGCAAACATCGACATTGAAGCCCTGTCCAAGATTACCCCGGAAACTGCAAAGACTTCCGACCTGTACATGAAGTTCATGGACGCCGTGGGCCGCATTCCGAATCCGCAGTCTGTAAACCTCCGCTGCTATGTGCCGCGTGAAGTTTGGATTGCCATGAGCAAGATTGCCGCAGCGACCGGCAACCGCCCTGTCAATCAGTCCATCACGCAGGCCGGCTTCATCACCGACGTGCTGGGTGTTCCTGTAGCCATGCAGGACGCAATGCTTACCACCGAATCTGTCGTAGCAAAATAAGGAGAAATGATATGCAGGATAAAGCTTTAGTTCTTGACGAAAACCGCGCCGTAGCTGCTGGTGCTTCTACCAAAACTCTGCTTGACGACGCTCCCATTAACACCGGCTACCCCTTCATCGGGGAAACTCGTATTAATGAAGATGTTACCGGCGGTCCTATGACCGTTGAATATCAGGTATCTGATACCGAAGATTTCACCAAGAAATTTATTATCGGCTCTTCCGGCGAAGTGGCCGCAGAGGATATGAAAAAGGGCATGGCTATTCGCGTGCCCCTTTCCTTCAACCCGAAGAAATACCCGTATCTGCGCGCCTACTACAACACCACCGCCACTGGCGGTAAGATTACCACCGTGCTTCAGCCGGCCGTTCAGACCAACATGGAGAAGTGATTATGGCTAATTACGTCTGCACAAGGAACTGTTATCCCGGACGTTATTGCCGCATTGGAGACATTGTGGATGACAAGGTGGCCTCTGTCATCCCATCTTGTTTCCGCAAACTGAAAGCGCGGACAACTCGTCAGGCGAAAAACGAAATTGAAGAACTCGGCCTTGGTGCCGAAGATGAAACACCACAGATTATTGCGAATAAAGACCTCCGGGCCCTTCCGCCTATCAACGGAAACCCGAAAGATGAAGAAAAGAAGTGAGGTTAAGAAATGGCTTCTAAACTTGACGTTTGTAATATTGCTCTATCAAACATTGGCTGCCTTCCTATTCAGTCATTCACGGAAGATAGCGACTCCGCGCGATTAATGCAACTCAATTACGACCGTTGTTTGGAGTCACTGCTTCGCGAATATCCGTGGAAATTTGCAACCAAAATAACAACACTAGTCACTGCCGGGGACGAAACACACCCCGGCTTTGATTATGCCTTTGTTTATCCTATCGACTGCCTGCGGCTTATAGGCATTTTCGACAGTCGGTTAAGGAATAAGCGCGAGTTTGATGTGCGCCTGTCAGAAGATAGGGCATATAAAATCATCGTGACAGATGAACCGTCCCCGGCAGCGAAATACATCGCAAAGCTTGAGGACGCTTCCATGTTCCCATCTACATTCGTTGAGGCCCTTGCCTATAAGATTTCCTATGAAATCAATAATGCAAAGACCGGAAATGCCCAGCAGACCGCGGAAATGCATGAGCGGTTTACCACTGCCCTTCAACAGGCAGTCCATGACGATGTAATGGAAATGAACAGGAACATTATTTATCCAAGTAACTATGAGAAGTCACGGAGGTAACCATGAAAAACTACTCTGTCCTTTCGTTCTCCGGCGGCAAGGATTCAACCTGCCTGCTTCTCATGATGCTTGAAAAGGGAATGGATATTGACTATATCCTTTTCTGTGATACCGGCATGGAGTTTCCTGAAATGTATGAACACATCAAGAAGGTGGACAAATACATTTCTGAAAAATACGGTAAGCATGTAACTGTAATCAAGAGTGAGCGCACCTTTGAATACTATGCCACCGAATATGAAAAGGTAAAGGGTCTTAACAAAGGTAAGCACGGCTATGGCTGGCCGACGATGATGAATCGCTGGTGTACCAAGGCGCTTAAAACAAGCGTTGTGCGAAAGTTCCTTAAAGCCCACGGTATGAATGATTCCAATACCAAGATGTACATTGGTATTGCGGCCGACGAGCCCAAACGAATAAAGGGAGATATATACCCTCTCTTCGAGTGGGGAGTTACAGAAGCAGACGCTTTGCGGTTCTGTTACGACCACGGTTTTGATTGGGGCGGCTTGTACAAAACTCACTCGCGCCTTTCATGCTGGTGCTGTCCTCTTCAAAGTCTTGAGGACATGAAGGTACTCTACAGGGATTTCCCACAGCTTTGGAAGAAGCTGGAAGAGCTCAACCGAAAAATCATAAACATTTCCAATATTGAAAATTCATATTTCTTTGAGTTCAAGCAACGGCGCAGATTAGGCCCGAAGCTTTCTGATTATACAGAAAGGTTCCGCCGCGAATGTGAAGCCGAAAATGCAGAAGATAAAGCCATTAGGAGGTAACGACAATGCAGGAAAGAAATCAGAATTACTTTTGGCAACAGTCCTCTTTTGCCGGAGGTATCTATGGTTCTCAACTGTATGGCCGTGACGACCTGGATAGATATGCTATCGGCGCCAAAGAAATGCTCAACTTCTATCCATACCCATACGGCGGTTTCTCCCGACGCATGGGTACTTTTTTTGTACATGATACGAAGTACACCGACAAGCATTCAAGGCTGATTCCTTTTATCTATTCAGACAAAACGGCCTTCATGCTTGAGTTTGGTGATAAATATATACGCGTCTACCGGAACGGCGGTATGGTGATGAATGGTGATATTCCCTTGGAAATCAACACTCCCTACACGGAAGATGAGTTGGACGACCTGAAATATGTACAGTCCGCCGATAGAATGTACATTGTCCATGGGAATCACCACCCCAAGACCTTGACCCGGTACGGCGACACCAACTGGAAACTTGAGGACGCCACCATTACCAAAGGCCCGTTTGAAACGCAGAACACCACATCAACCACCATTGCTCCTTCTGCCCGTGTTGGCAGGGTGATTCTTACCGCCTCTGCCGCCGTGTTTACAGAAAAGATGGTAGGAAGCCTTATTAAGCTTTCGCAGAATATCTATGGGCAGGTGCTGGTTAGACATAACGCCGGCGGAAACTATGTATCCGGCGCCTACATGTGTAACGGCGGCTGGAAGTTCACAGTGACCGACCCGGCCACCATGACCGTAACCATTCAGATTTCCAATGATAATGGTGCTACCTGGTCCGATTATCGCTCCTATTCTCTTGATGAGGATTATTCAGCGGTAACAGACAGCGGCAGGGTAGACCATCAATGTCTGCTAAGGGTAGTAGAATCTGAATGCACCAAAGGAACGGCAGACTACTACTTCTCCTGCGACCCGTTCATTGCTAATGGGTTCGCGACCATTGTCGGATATGGTAATGCGCAGCAGGTGACGGCAGATGTATTTACAGATAACAATGAATATATGTACGGATTTGCTTCCGTAAAACCTACCATGTATTGGTCCATAGGTGCCTTTAATGAGGAGTACGGGTATCCTTCCACCATTGCATTTTATCAGGATAGATTATATTACGGCTCCACAAAACACCGGCCGTTAGGCGTGTGGGGCTCCGTCGTCGGCGATTACGCCAGCTTCTTTGTGCATGAGACGCCGCAGGATTCCGACGCCGTTTCCTACACATTGAACTCCGGCAGTGTAAATAAGCCAAAGGCAATGATTTCCCTTCGCGTTCTTCTTGCTTTTACCTCTTCATCTGAATGGCAGATTTCAGGCGGTTCATCAGGGAATGCAATTACTCCGTCTAATATCCTTGCTATTCAGCAGTCAACCCATGGCATTTCAGACTTGGACCCTCTCATTATTGACGACAGGGCCTTGTACGTGACGCAGCTTGGGGACGCGGTAAGGGATATTGCCTATGATTATTCATACGATTCCTACAGGGGCGAGGACCAAACCCTTTTCAACAGGGACCTTTTTGATAAGCACAAAATCATTTCTTGGTGTAAGCAGGTTTCGCCGGATAACCTCTTATGGTGCGTAAGAGATGATGGAAAGCTTTTAAGTCTCACTTACATCTTCGCTCAAAAGGTATGTTCATGGGCCCTCCACGAAAGTGAGGGCGACTTTGAGTGTACGGCTTCCGTGCCTGGCGATAATCAGGACGATGTATATTTCATCGTAAAACGGACCGTCGATGGGACCGTTCACCGATACATTGAAATGCTTTCCCATAGAGATGAAAAGTGCTACCTTGACTCTGCGTCAAAGGGAACATTCGACTCTGATGTAAAAGAGGTAAAGGCTCTTGATTACCTTGAAGGAAAGACGGTTTCTATTGTAGGCGATGGCTCATACGCCGGCGAAGCAAAGGTTTCCGGCGGCACAGTCAAGCTGCCTTATCCAATGAAAAAGGTGATTGTAGGGCTTCCCTATACGTCAAGATTTGAGACGCTTGATATTCAGGTCCCCCGGCAGGACGGCACGTCTTATGGAAGAAATAAGAAGCTTTCCAAACTGACTGTAAAGCTCAAAGACACCTTCGGTGGGCTTATCGGCATTGGGAACTTCGATAGAATGATGCCTATTAAAATGGCACCGCCGCCGATTATCGGGAAGGTTCCCGATGAATTATCTGGCGACTACAAGATAGAGCCTGCCTCTGACTACCGTTCAGACGCTTATATCACGATTAAGCAGGACAGGCCATATCCAATGACTGTATTAAAAATCAGCGCAGAGGTGGCTATGGGATGAGATTCGCTAAATTATCTGACTCATTAATGAAGCTTTCCGATAAATCACTCAATGAAATCCACGCATGTACGCCGGACGGCTGCACACCAAGAGAGGCCCTTTATGAAGCTATCCGGCGTTCTGATGTGTGTTTTGTGTATGAAGATAAAGTCATACTCGGAATTTACGGCAAAGGAAATTTCTTCATGTTCTTTGGGCCGGTGGACAACATGCCCCTGTCCTTTTATAAGGAACTGAAAAATGTTAGGGATTCCCTTCTGTGGCGATACGGCAGGATTCATTCTGTAGTCATGTGCGATGATGAAAATTTGGAAACAAAATTTGAGCTGCGGCTTGCCAGGTTCCTTGGAGCTAAAATCGGCAAGCCCTATTATCTTTGTGGTCATAAATGGATAAGTTGGGAGATGAGCTTATGGATTCCGTGTGGAACAGATGGCTGTTAAATAATGGAAACTACAATATTTTGAACGACCCGGACAGTAACATTAACTGGGGCACTCGGACTGTGAATTTTAATAGGAACCTGTTTGACAGGAGCGCCTTTAGCAAATCACCTTTCACGATTCCGCAGGACCAAAACACCAATGTGTTTCAGTACGGGCATGGTGCTATTTCTATTGATAAGCCAAAGGACTACGGCGTATATCCGCAGACCTTCAAAAATATTGCGTATGGTGCTGCTATTCTTAGCGGCCTGAACCAAATTCACGATAGGACCTATCGAAACATGGCCGCCGTTGCGTCAAGAAATGCGGCCCTTGCAAGAAGCCAAATCGGGCAGACCGGCATTGCCGGAGCCAATGAAGCAAATGCGATTCGTGAACGCGGCGAGCGTGCAATTTCGAGTGCTACGGCCGGTTACGGCACAATGGGTGTTACCGCCGATTCAGGCTCTGCCACCGATGTGCAGGCAGGCATGGCCGAACGGACAGAGAGAAATGCGCAGGTTATGACGCAGAATGCCATGCTTAAACAGTGGGCACTTGGCAACGAAGCTAACCAGTACGACGCGCAGGCGGCCACCTATAGGAAGATGGATAGGCAGAATCGTTTCAATGGACTGCTTAACACGGCCCTTTCAGTAGCACGAATTTATTTCGGACTTGGAGGATAACATGGCAAGGATTCCTAATTATTCAGACGACCAAATCACACTGAATGCCCCCATTGCGGAGGGGAGCTCTTGGCGTGCCAGTCCTGACCTTTCCACCGATTATGCTTCACAGGCCAACGCTAAAACCCTCGGTGCTATTGCTGATACAGCGAATATTCTCGCTATCAAACAGCAGGCGTATCAAAACAACATGGAATACAACGACGCCGTGAATCAGGCTACCATGGCTATTCGCGACAAATACAATGAACTCCTTGACCGCAAGGGAGAAAACGCCCTGCACTTTGACGCCACAAAAGATAAGCCTATGCAGAAATCAGTCACCGAAGATTGGGGCGACTTCACCCGTGACCTTCAAAACAGTCTCATTGCCAATGCCACCAATGACGTAGTGAAAGGAAAGCTCACTACCTTCTGTAATGAAACCTTTCCACAGTATTACGCCGGAGTACTTGACCATCAGACCAAAGAGACCGACACAGCCTTTCTCAACAGCCGGGCGGCCATTATGCAGACCTCTGCTAATTCGGCGGTGGCGGCACTATCCAACGGCAATTTTAACCTTGGCGTATTTCATATCCATCAAGCGCAGAAACAGAACAGGGAAACCGCTGCCTTTGAAGGCAAAACCCTTCCTGAAAAGGACGCCTCCAACACAAAGATTGTCGATGATATTGTTTCCACTACGGTGAATAAGATTTCAAAAGACAACCCGGAGCTCGCAATGAATATCACAAACTATTTCGCCAATTCCCTTTCTCCTGAAACCCGTGAATCCTTACAGCAGACCGTAGCTCCGGCCATTGGCATGAATCGTGTGAAGCAAATCTCTGACCAAATCATTGCTGACCCGGCCTTCCATAATCCTGATGGTTCCCTTAATGTGCCGAAGTATAAGGCAGAAATGGACAAATACCGCGGTGTACTCACCTCCTATAAAATTGAAGATGGTGAAAGCGGAAACATAGGGGCCAGGGTTCTGAAAGCCATTGGAATGCAGGAATCACCAAATTCATACACTGCCTATAATTCTGATGGTGAAGCCTATGGAAAATATCAATTCCGAAAGGCAACTTGGGACAGAGAGGCAAAGCGGGCCGGGGTGGTCGATTCAGACGGGAATCCCGTTGACTGGCAGAGCGCAACCCCTGAACAACAGGAGCAGGTAGCGGAATCTTATGCAGCACATCTGTACGACACCTATAAGGACGCCGGCCTTGTGGCTGTTGCCTGGTACGCAGGCGAAGGAAATGCCAACTTGTATCGCGATGGTTCTTCTGTTGATGTGTGGGGCCGTTCATGGGATTCACCACAAGTCCTTAACGGCAACACCTATCCTTCAATCAGGCAATACATAAATGAAGTAAACGCGAAATTCAATGATTTGGGCGGTGAAAGCTCCGGCACCTATAACCCGGTCATTCCCGATTCCGTGTTTGATATAACAGAAAAGCAGGCTATCTTGGACGACAACATAAAGATGGAACAAAGGAAAAAGGACATCAGTGAAGTATGGGCTGCAAATGCAGCAAATATCCATTCCGCTTCTGATATTGACGCCGCGATTAGTAACACGGAGGCATCTCTTGGCTACTCGTTAGACCCGGCCACCAAAATGAATCTTTTAAATTCCGGCTACAGCACTCTTGGTATGAGGGATTCTATTGCAGATAAGCAGTCAAGAGACGCCATGAATCAGGTAATTAATGATTACTTGGTAAATGGTACGGCTATCCCGGACGACGCAGGACTTCAAGCGGCCGGAGTAAGTAATGTCGCTGACAGAAACAGGCTTATTCAAATGAGTAGTGCGGCGCAGCAGGTGAAGTCCGACCCCAGTATTGATTGGAGAAGAGTCTACGGCGCCGAAGCAATGGTTAAAACTTCGGTCAAAGATAGTGCAAATAAGCGCGGCGCAAGTCCCGTAGAAGCTGCCGCTGAAGAGATGAGGGCTGGCTATGCCCTGGACCAAGCCACATTGGCGGCCAAAAGGCAGCTAACCCCCGATGAAATCATCGCAATAACCCATAAAGAGCAGTTAAAAGAAACAGGCTATTCAGAAAATCAAAAGAGCCTGTTTGGTTTTACTTTTGGTGGAACTCCGCAGGTCAGAGCTGATTTACCGCTACGCGCGACAGAAGGTGACGAATAATGGCTAAAGTGATAAGAGATGAATATGGTAATGAAATTATTCCTAATGGTGATGGCACTTGGAGCCTTAAAAGAGACCCCACCCTTACGGTGGTTGCCAATGACAAGAGCACAAACTATCTTGATTCCAATACAGGTAAGATGTACGACGGTAAACAGCTTTACGAAGATGGCGGCAAGTCGGAGACCACCCAAAACAGAAGTGAAGGAGATAGTTTCTTCTCTAACCTTGGAGCCAATGTAAAGAACTTCCTTGATGAATTTAGCGCCGAAGAGCAGGAACGGGCCAAAGAAGCTTATAAGCAAGCCGCCCTTTATGTACAACCGGCCTATAATCTTGCGTCCCAAACGAATGCGGATAAGAACGCAGAGCTTGAACAGGCCGCCGATACGATGGGCGTTTCCCCTTCTATTCTCCGTAATGTTGATGAAGAGACGCAGGAAGCGGCCATTCAGTCTGTCAGGCCAAAAGCAGACATGAGTGAAGTCGTAAAGGATAATCCTCTCACTACCCTTTATCTGTCCGATGATGATAACCTTGCACGGTCCCATGATGATGTGGCTACCCTGAAATGGATTGAGGACAGCGGACATGAGATTCATAACGCCCTGGAACTGGCGGAAGCCTCCCACAAACTGAATGACATTGACTATAAAGCCAAGGCCAATGGACAGGCCCTTGATGAACTCGACGCCACCACGCAGGACGAAAGAAAACATCTCATTGCTAAAATCAACTACCTGAAAGAAGGAATGCCGCAGAATCTTCTCTCTGCCTTTGGCATTGCCAGCTTTGCAGGAGACCTGTATCAGAATGCGAAGGCCGGAGGCATTGCCGGAGCATTAGGCGGTGCCGCCGCAGGCTCCGCCCTTCCCGGTATTGGCACTGCCGCCGGTGCTATTTGGGGCTCACAGATTGGAATGGCCCTTGATGCCGGTCAGCAAGCCGCCGGTGAAAAATACAGAAATGAATATCTCAAGGGCGTCAGCAAGGAAAACGCCGCCAGGGGCGCAAACGTTTCTCAAGCCCTCAATACGGCCATCGCCCTGCCAATCCTTAATAAGTTAGGAAGCTCACTCAAGGTAATCTTCAAGGCAGACAAATCAGGTATCCTTTCTACCCTTTTGAAAAATACCGCAGAACAGGGCATTTTAGGTGCCGCCGCCGGCGCGGCTGATGTAGCGGCAACTCGCGTAGCTGAACAGAAGGCCCTTCTCGAAAACATGAACGAAGAAGAAAAGGAGACTGTCAAGAATAGTGCAATCAGCATGGCTGAAATTGGTGCGCTGATTTCAGTTCCCGGTTTTGGCTGGGCAGCGCTGGGCAAAATTAGAGGCGCTGTTGAATCTTCTCACACCATCAAGCGCGGAGATGTGGCAAGGAAATCTATTGAAGGTTTTGTGGATAAAGCGGCCCCTATTGATTCAGAGGTTGACGCCGGCACACTCAACGCCAAAGTATCCGACCTAAATGACGCAGATAGAGAAGCTACCCTTTCCACCCTCGGCGTTACTCCCGAAGATTTACAGGCGGAAGCCGAACACGGCGGCACGGTGAAAGTCACGTCAGGCCAGTTTGCAACCCTGCCGGAATCTGCGGCCAATGCCCTTTATCCTGAAATGAGAGTAGAAGGGAAGCCTTCTGCTCGTGAAGTGGTGGACCGGCAGGAGCACGGAGAACCCATTGAAGATAATGCGGAACCCGTGGTTTACGACAACGGCCCGGACCTTACCAAAGAAGAATATGTTAAGTCCCGTGACATCGAAGTTGGCAGTTATGAATCTGACCTTAAAGAATCTGTTCCCAAAGAAAAGGTGTTTACTACCAGGAATGAACTTCAAAATGATGGCATGAGTGGAAGATTTGGCGAATCCATGACCGCCGACAAGATTATTGAGGACTATAAGAATGACAAACTTTCCCCGGAAGCAGAAGAGAAGCTGAACGATTTTGCCCGCGAACGTGGATACGCTACCGCAGACGACATGGTACAGGACATGGAAAAGCACCCGTCCGTTGATGATGAAATCAAGCGCCGCGTTGATGAGTATAGGGACAACCTTGACAAAGAATACGGCTACGATGAGGAATCAAAGCATATCCGCGATACTTCCGGTGATGAAGCTATTAATCAAATCATGGAAGAAGCCGCCGATATGGAAGACGATGTACGCGAAAATGTTGAAGAATCCAAGGAACCAGCCGCCGATAAGGAACCGACCAAGGAACCTGTAAAGGAACCGGCCGCCCATGGAATGACGGACAACCCTATGTACCTCGTCGATAAAGATAAAATCCCGGCTCCCGACAAGCTGCCCAAAGTACCCGAACATAAAAGGAATCGCGCCATTGCCAAGGCAGAAAAACTTTCTAAAAAGGTTGACGACATTGTAAAAGAGGACAAATCCCTCGGCGTATACGATGCGCAGACCAAAATCAATGGGCGCACCCGCAAAAGGAATCGTGCCATTGCCAGGGCAGAAAAACTTTCCCGAAAGGCAAAGGAAGCAGGAGATGAGCACACCGGCCTTCTCTTTGACCTTCAACTCTTTGGGCACAAAGCCGCCGGTGAAGTAGAAAAAGGAATCTCTGCCCTGAAATCCAAGAAGTCCAAAAAGCCAAAAACGGAAGCAGAACGCCTTGATGAAAGGTTAAAGGCCCTGAAAGCCGTTGACGCTACCACTGAATCCGCGCGTAAAATTCTTGGTGTGGTGGAACCGCTGTTTTCAAAGGCCGGGCTCCGCCTGTCTATAGAGCATGAAAAGAAAATTTCTGCTTTAAGGGTGAAGCTGTCCGATACTAAAAAGGAGATTAAATTCGGGCAAAAGATGATTGAAGGGCTCATGAAGGACAAAGCCAAGCTCGAAAAATCTAATGCCGCCCTGAAAGGTAAAGTCAAAGAGACCAAAGCCAACGTGACTAAAAAGCTCACCGACAAATACGAAGCCAAACTCACCGAGAAGAATAATCAGATTTATACTCTCAAAATGACGCAGACTTGGATTAAAGGCGAGCTCCAAAGCACGGTGCGTGAACTCGACAGCATTATTTCAGACCTTATCAAGGAAACAAAGGACTCTAAACTTTTACAGAGCGCCCGTAATTTCCATATGAAAAAGGACGACTTGAAGCCGGCGAAGCTTCGCATTGCTTTCTTTATGAATAATCTCCGTATGTCCTCTTCTTCTGACTACCGCAGATTCAGAAGGGACGCCGAACGGTGCCATCGCATTGCAGAACGTCACTACAGACGGGCTATGCGCTCCACCACCTATGGAGATAAAGAAGGACACGGCTTTATCAACTGGCGTAAACAGGTGGATATTGACCCCACCGGCCATGTGCTTGATACATTAAAAGGCCGTGGCAATGAAGCTGCCGCCGCATTCAAGGTAAAGTATAAAGAAATCCAAACGGCCCTCAAGTGGAAGCGCCGGGAAGCCATGGCAAAGCTCATGGAACAGCACGCCCTCAAGATTTTCGACCACAAGAAATCTCTTGAACGGCAGATTATCAAGATGGCCCATTCCAAGCTTTCCGCCAGCGGCGACATGGAAACCAAGTATCAGGTATCAAAGCTGATTTCCGCCTTTGGATTCGACAGCAAGCCCACCTCTTCTACAAGTAGATTCATTGCAAAGATGGAGAAAGAAAACCCGGAACACGCCAAGCCCTTTGATAAATGGCTTGAAGGTGTGAACGGTGACGGCGCCGACCTTGTTATTTCTGATGAGTTCAAAGCTTGCATGGGCAAGAGCTGGAATGACCTCACGCCCCATGAAGCTGATGAAGTTTTCAGTACCATTAAATCAATCCAGCGTGCCGGAAAGAACGCCCGGACCATGTACACCGAAGGTAATAAAAAGCTCATCGAAGATGAACGCATGGCACAGATTGATGAGATGAACAAGCGGCCGGCCACCCATCACCTTTCCAAAGAAGCCAACGACATGGACAAGGGGAAGCTCGAATCAAACCAGTACATCGACGACCAAAAGACCATGGACACCATCATTTGTAAACTCTGTGATGAAAGCAGCCGCATGTTTCATTTTTGGATAAAGGAAGTTCATTTCCTCGCTGACAAAGAGTCCAACGCCCTGAATCGTTTTCTTAATGGCTACGACATTGAGAAGGACGGGAAGAAGGTTCATGTTCCCGGCTATCAGGACCTTTGGAAAGTATACAGCCCCATGGAGAAATGGAGAATGGGCCACAAACTTTATTCTTCTGAAACATTAGGCTGTCACATGACGAAATCTCAAATGCTTACACTACTCATGAACATGGGCAGTGAAGAGAACCGGGCGAAGCTTTTCGGTGGAATTATCAATAATCGAAAGGTGGAAGGCACCATTCCCATTGAATTTATTGATGAAATCAAAGCCGCCCACCTTGAAAATAACTGGACCTATGACAATGTGCTTGCCTTTATAGGTGAACACTTGGATAAGCGTGATGTGGACGTGGTGCAGAACACATGGAATATGCTTGACAGTATGTGGCCGAAACTGAAAGAGAAAGAGTTCCAGCGTACCGGGAAGCTGCCCAAAGCGAAGCTGAAATCTCCTATTGAAATCACCCTGCGTGATGGAACAACTATGAATCTCTCCGGCGGCTATTATCCGCTCTCCCGTCACCCACTTGACTTTGCAAAGAATCAAGCCATGATTGAGAACGGCGGCGTACAGGAAATGCTGCGTACCGATTCATTCTCCCATGCCACCACAGTCCAGGGATTCCTGAAACAGGTAACTTCTGCGGAATACTCCGTTTCCTTGGACCCCACCGTGCTCACAAGATACATTACAGACGCTATTCATGATTATTACTTCCGTGATTGGGTGGCCGACGCTTACCGCATTTGGAATGACGGGGCCTTCCAAAACGCTCTGTTTGCCCGTGGCGGTAACAGCTACAGGATTGAGTTCCACAAATACATGGACGCCGTGGCCGGTTCAGACTACAGGTCATTAGGCGCCGCCGCAATTAACAGCTTTGCTACATGGTTAAAGAGAAACATGGCTTCTGCCTCTATTGCCATGAACCTTGGCGTTATTGTGCAGAACCTTGCTAATAGTATTCTTTATCCGGGAGCCATTAAGAACTGGGGCGGCATGGATTGTGTGCGGTCACTTATTAAATATGGCCTGTTCTACTACTGGCCGAAATCTATTTTCTATGAAGTCATGCACCTTGGCTCAAAGTTTATGCCTTCTTCTATGGCCGACAAATTTGAACTCAACCATACGAACATTGCCGCCAGCCTTTCGCCAATGATGAGGGACCTTGTGAACCGGCCCGATGCTACCCTTCGTAATTTCCAAGATGTTACCTTTGGCCGTGGCATGACTGGGAACAGCCCATTAACCGCAGCTTTAAAAACTGTACAGAATGAAGTGGCGCAGTTCTCCGGCTACCTGATGTGGTATACCGATTCCCTCACCTCCGTTCCCATGTGGATTGGTGCTCATGAGAAATTCCTTCGTATCAATCTTGCTAAAGGAATGAGTGAAATAGAAGCGGAAAAGGAAGCCTCTTTTGCGGCCGACATGCTTATCCGAAGAGTGAACGGCTCTCCACGTCGGCAGGACATTTCCGCCTTCATGCGTGGCAAGCCGAATGAGGTTTACGGCTTCTTCAATACATTCATGGGATTCTTCAACACGGAAGCCAACCGCTGGTTTGCAGAAAAGCAGAAAGCAGGTAAGCTCCTTTCAATCCACGACTTGAAGAATAAGCCTAGATTCCTTGCGTTCGTGGCGTCCCGTGTGCTGGTGTTCCAGCTCGCGTCAAATCTTCTGATGGGCAAGGCGCCGGACGAAGATAACCCATTAGGCAGCATTATTTCAGAAGCCGTACAATATCCATTCTCTCTCTTCCCGGTACTGAAAGACGTAGCGCCGGCGGTGAATGCAATGTTTGGATTGAATACGATAGGTTACAGGCCGCCGATTCAGTTCTCCATGTTTGCGGACGCATATGCCGCCGCAAAAAGCGTAGCCAGCCTTGCCGCCACACCTTCTTCCTCTTCGCAGAGAAACAAGTCCGGCCAGCACGCCATGGAGTCCGTGGCTCGTTTTGGCTCTGACGTGACAGGATTCCCAAGAGTTGTTAACAACCTCTTTTGGAATGCCGTTGATTATGATAACAATACATTCCAGGAGTGGACTTTTGAGGACTTCTTCCATCGTTATAAGAATAAGAAAAAGTCAAAGAATAAGGGGGTATTTGGATTATGATTTCTATTGAGACTATCCGCGTGAGATACAGGGGAGATGGAAGCACAAAAGCTTTCACCTTCCCTTTTAAAGTGGATTCTTCCAGTGATGTTCATGTGTACACCTTCAAAGATGACACCATGACGGAAACCCACAATTTCACCATCGTTCCCATGAGCGGTGAATACCCGACGCAGGGCGGCACTATTACCTACCCTGCCGACAGTTCCACTGCCGCAGGAACAGACACATTGATTATTATTACCCGTAATCTGCCGGTGGTGCAGCTCTATAAATTCGCCCGTGAGAATGCCCTTTCCCTTGAGGATATTGAGAATGCACTTGATACCCTCTGCATGGAAATCCAGCAGGTAAATGACCTTGCCGGACGTGGAGTTCATGTTGGCATGGAAAACACATCGGGCTTCCAGCTCCCACCGCCTGATGAAGGAAAGGTGCTGGGCTGGAGGGAAAACCGGCTTGATAACTACGACATTTCGCAGTTCATCACCAAGGATTATTTCAATAAGCAGGTTAATTCCATTATTGACCTGACAGACACCGAATTTTAAGGAGGCACAGCATGTTTGACGGCAAAGGATTAGTCCCGGTCTACGTAATGGAAGATATTGCAAAGGCCATTAGAAGTAAGATGAAGGAGCAGAACCTGTATAAGCCTACAGAAATGGCCGCAGCTATTCGTTCCATGACCCCATACTTCTATGACACTACAGGAACATTCTACATTCTCTCACCGGACTACTGGAACATTCATGTGAACCAGTCTGAACATCAGACAATTTCTTATTCCGCCAGCGGTGAAGCTGTTATGAAAGGCGTAGACAAATGGGCGTCAAGACTTTTTATTAATTCTCGTATTGTGGCTAATGAAGGATTCACGCCGGGCACCATTCATAAAACCATTGATTCTACAAACCATGACATTGTGCTCATGGCGGAACCGGCCACGCCCATTGCTGATATGGTGAAAGACGGGGTGTTGCTCGTTTATTGTAACAGCAAAGATTATGACAATTACTACACCCAAATGTATTGGAAACGTGACGAGACGACAAAGAAAGACGTACTCACTTTTGAGGGAAAAGTAGACCTTGGTAATGTGGATATTCCTATTCGCGTTATCGGTGCTGACGCTAACCTTATAGATAAAACCGGCGGTTTTGGAATTGGAGCCAACACAAAAGGTTTTGAAAATGATATTACCCTAACATGGAAATCCGATTCGCTTAATAACAACTTTCAAGGTGATGACATTACGGGCGACAAAGGCTTTAAATTGGAATATATCAAAATGCCCAATCTCACTCATTTTGAACGCAAAGCCGACCTTGGTATAGATATGCCATCACTGAAATCCGTGAATTTTGAAAATCTTGAGTTTATCAATACTGAATATTATGCACAAGGCTACCACAGAGAAATATCATTTTGCTCAATCATTCATCCCTATGATGGCAAGCCCTTCCAACTTACCGATGTGAATTTTACACAGCTTAAAATGGCCTACTGTAATCTGCTCGAAAACTGCGGCGCCACAAGACTTGGCCTTCCTAATTTAGAGGTCGTGATGAGATTTTCAAAATTTCCGTATCTTGAAGATATTTCTCTTCCAAAACTTACTGAATGTTTAACCGACCTTCTCTGCTATTGCCCGAAGCTAAAAGTTGTAAAACTCCCAATGCTTGAGAAATGCGGAGGAGAACTTCTGCAAAGAGCTCCGATTATAGAAGAAATTGAATTTGACAAGCTTGTTGAAATACCAAAGTATTTTCTTGATTCTACCTATCACTACAACACCCCAAGCCCCAACCTGCGGTCCGTAATATTACCTGAAGCCAAATTAGCTCTAGGCACATTTTTGATTGGTCAAAATTCTCCAAATTTTACCGCAATTTCTCTTCCCAAACTCCAAACGGCTAATGGGGATTTTCTTGTAAACGATTCGACATTGCAAAAAATTGAGCTTCCTGAATTTGTTACCGCAAGCGGTAAGTTCTTCACCGGGTGCTCTGCTATCACCGCAATTTCTCTTCCCAAACTCCAAACGGCTAATGGGGATTTTCTTGTAAACGATTCTGCTATTGAAACTGTAAACGTACCGGCTCTTGCCAGCGTTTCCGGCAACTGTTTGTATAAATGTAACTCTATAAAGACAGTTTCATTCCCCGAACTGACGACTGTTGGTAAAGAATTTGCTGTATCCCAAGACGCAAATTATACGCTGCAAGAAATAAATGCCCCTAAATTAAAAACTACAGGTAATTTAATGTGGAATATTTGTGGTATAACATCAGTAAGCTTCCCGGCACTGGAAGAGGTAAACGGGTATTTTATTGATGGTAGTGACGTTGACTTTAATCTTGTAAGCATTGACGCTCCATTGCTTGAAACCGTAACCGGCGACTTGGTTCATCAAAATACTCAAATTGAATCACTCGACCTCCCCAGCCTAAAAACAATAGGGGGCAGTTTATTTAATGCGTATTACGGCGGGCATCAGCATCAAAGAAAATTAAAAAGCGTAAACTTGCCAAAGCTAGAGAAGGTTGGTGGGAGCTTTATTCTTAATCAAGTGGAAAACAGTCTGCTAAAAGAAATTTCATTGCCATCGCTTAAAAGCGTCGGCGGGCATTTCTGTAATAATGACCCTTATTTAGAAAACATTGAAATCCCCCAACTTGAATCAATCGGTCGTAACTGTTGTGAGAATAACAAGGCGTTGAAAGAATTTATTGCCCCTAGGCTAAAATCCATTGGCGGCAATTTGTTTTATGGAGCGATGCCAAGCCTTACGAAAATTGATGTTCCATTACTGGAAAATGTCGTAGGAGCCGTTCTTGGAGGAGGAAATAGTGATGTAAAAATCAACACTGTTTCCTTACCCAACCTCAAGACCTGCGGTGATTTGGTTAGAGATACTTACAATATAGAAAACATAGATGCGCCGGTGCTTGAAACCGTTAATGGACTTGCCTTCGTTAGAAACGCAATCAAAACGCTTATTCTTCCAAAGTTAAAAAAGGTTACTGGTGATTTCTGCGTTAGAATGTCTAATCTCATCTATGTTGATTTAGGAGCCCTTGAATCTGTAAAAGACAACTACATTTGGAACTGTCCAGCCATTAAGACGCTAATTATCCGCTCGACTGTAGTTCCCTCTATTGGTGGGTCAATTTGCAATCAGAAACCCTCCGACTGCATACTCTATGTTCCTGACGATATGATTAGTAAATATCTTGCTGATAGTAAATGGAACGCGGCCTTTGACAAAGACCACATCAAGCCGATTTCCGAAGCACCACAGCCTCCGGTATAATATGAATTAAATAAGGAGTAGTAAATGGACGACATTATAATCGTGTTCTTAGAGCAGGCGGCCTATACACTGGCCGCCTTTTTGGTTGGTTATTTTGTGAGTAAAAGCCGTAGCCTTATCAGCCACCAGCACAATGTGGAAAGGGGAATGAGAACGCTTCTGAAAGCGGAATTGCGGCGGATTCATGAAAGGGCCACAAAGAATAACTGTATTTCATATGCCGATGAAGCCATGGCGCAGGAAGTCTATGATTCTTACCATGCCCTCCGCGGTAACGGGCAAGGAACGAATATGATTGCGGATATTCACCGCATTCCCAAAGTACCATGATTCAGAAGCTAAAGAAGGCCATGAACCGCCACGCCCGAACGTCTATGAAAATAGTATATGCCTACAGCGCCGGGCTCATTCTTATGGTCGCACTGCTGATTGCGGCGTGGCTTTTTAATTGGTATACGAATGGAAAGCCGGACATTCCGCAGCTTTTACAAATTTTCAAAGAGTACAAAGACCAGGCCATGATTCTTGCCGTGGGATTTATCATTGTTCTCTGCATTGATAAGAACCACGACGGAAGGCCCGATGTGGCGGAACGGGAAGCGAAGAAAGATTCACCTCCACGGCCGCCGGAAAGGAGAATGTAATGAAAGGTATTGATGTATCAGAAAACAATGAGAAAGTAAATTGGGACGCCGTGGCCGCGGCCGGAATGGAGTTTGCCATTATCCGTCTCGGATATGGTCACGGCCATTTGGATTCCAAGTTCTATGAAAATGTGAATGCGGCCATTGCGGCCGGGCTTAAAATCGGCGTTTACTATTATTCCTATGCTTTGAGTAAAACAGACGCCGATTATGAAGCACAGTTTGTTATTGATATTTTGAATGACTGTGGCCTTACGGCAGACAAGCTTCCTATGGGCGTTTGGTTCGACATGGAGGGTAATGAATACAAAACCAATAATGGCCTTACCGACAGCCAGGAAATCACCAATATCTGCTCTGTATTTATCAATAAGTTGTGGAAGAACGGGTTTAACAACACCGGCCTTTACGCCAACCTTGACTGGATGCTTAACGTAATCTACGTAGACCAGCTCGGGCAGTGTCCTCTTTGGCTGGCAGAATACAACGATGTGTGCGACCTGTCATGTGATATTTGGCAGTACACCAGCCGTGGTGAAATCGGCGACGCTCTCTTTGATTTCAATGTAACCATGTAGGAGGTAACGAATGTGCCAAACAAAAATCAGAAAATTTATGTTATCATTGCCCTTGCTTGTATTGCTCTGCTCGCTGCCGGCGTTTGGTTTTTCTGCGCAGGCAGAGAAGATGTATCAAATCTCCGAAAGCGAGCTGAACCAATTAGAACAGAACTCAACGAAGCAGGAAGAGAACAGCAGGAACAATCAGAAAACCTTGCAGGAGCAAGAGACGCAGTTGAAGAAAGCCGGCGAGAAAATTCAGAAATCAGAAGCCGAGAACAAAGCGATGAAGAACTCGCTAGAGAAAACACAGAAATTCTTAGACGCGTACGAGAAAGAGGCGGAACATAAGATTCAAATTAAGGAACGCCAGCGCGACCTTTGGGAAGTAATTTCTGCCGGGTTATTTGCCGCTGTAGTAACAAAATAATTTTAAGTTTTCACCCCTGTCAATATGGCAGGGGTGCTTTTTTATTGGTATAATATATATGTCCTTCTTTTCCTGTCTTTTCAGACAACTCAACTCAACTCAAACAACTAGAGAACGGACTGATAAAAGGGCCTGTACGGGCCCTTTTATCTTGTCCTGACTGCAACCCTTAGTTGCTAATATAAAGTAACAGTCTCTTATTGGTTGAATAATAAATAATTGATTGATTTCATTTCTGATTTCCAGTAGAATGTAGTTGAAAAATAAACCTGTGGTTGATAAGGAGGTGAAGAGCAATGGCTTATAGACTAAAAGAAATCAGAAAGAAGCATGGTGAAACGCAGAAAGACCTTGCCACATTTTTGAAAATTACTCCGCAGATGGTGTCGAAATATGAAACCGGTTTATCTGAGATGAGTAATGAAATTGAAGAAAAGATAGCGAACCATTACAACGTCACTATTGACCAGCTACGCGGAATTGATAGGCCAACTCCAAACAGGATTCCAGTCTACACTTCTATTCAGGCCGGGATTCCACTCAACTCTATTACGGATATTGACGGCTGGGAAGAAATAGACGGAAGCATGCAAGGGACATTCTTTGCTCTCCGGGTAAGGGGCCATAGTATGGAACCGGAAATCAAGGACGGTGACGTGGTAATCTGTCGTGTACAGTCTACTGTTGAGAATGGGCAGATTGCAGTAGTTCTTGTAAATGGTGACGAAGCCACGCTGAAACAATTCAAAAGAACGGATAAGGGCGTAACACTTATTGGATTCAATGTAGACGTTTACCCTCCGCATTTCTACACTGCCGAAGAAGTGAACTCCCTCCCGGTCCGTGTCGTTGCCCGTGCAGTGGAAACACGGCACAAATTGTGAGGTGCGCTATGAAACGGGAAAACGGACGAGGAAGCGTATACTATGAGAAAAGCCGTGACCGCTGGTGCGTCGCCGTCTCTTTGCACGATGGCACTCGAAAGGTGAAGCGATTTAAAACGAAGCCGGAGGCCGAAAACTATTTAGAAGATTTGAACAGCTCTATGAGAAATGGCACTTACATTCCACAGAAGGACATAACAATAGGGCAATGGTTACTCACGTTCGTGCTTACCTATAAGAAAGATAAAGTAAAAAATTCTACCTATTCACTCTACCTGTCAATCCTAAAGAAGCTGGCCCCCATTTCCACACTTTCATTGCAGAAAGAAAGTGGAATTAATGTGCAGCACTTCTTCAACTCTCTTGACTGTAGCATTGAGTATAAGAAAACAATAAGAATGTTCGTGAATATGGCAGTAGAAAAAGCCGTCTCCCTTGGTATGGCACCACGAAACTTTATGAAAACAGTTGAACTGGAACATACACAGAAGAAGAAAGTGGAAGTATTTTCAACAGAAGAACTGAAATCGCTAGAAACGGCCTTAAAGGGGTCTAGTATCTTTCCTATTTTTATGATAGGAAAATATACAGGCATGCGCCCTGGAGAGATTCTAGCCCTATCGTGGAATGATATTGACCTATTAAAGAATACTATTTCAGTCAACAAGAATGTTTATGGCGGTGTGATTCAAACAACCCCTAAAACATCTCACTCAAATAGGACTATATCTATTGGCGAAAGGCTTGCAAACTATCTCAGCGAGTACAAAAAAAGGCACTACTGTGAAGGACTCATATTCAAGAATCGCAGGGGCAAGCCATATGGAATGAACAGTGTCAATAAAATATGGCATCGCGAACTGGCAAAGGCAGGCATCAAATACAGAACATTCTATTGTCTGCGCCATACTCATGCTTCCCTTCTGCTAGCTCACAATGTGCCAATAACACAAGTCTCTGCAAGGCTGGGGCATGCCAATAGCTCTGTCACGCTTTCCGTCTACGCTCATTGGATTAAAGACAAAAACAATGACTTGGGACGAAAGTTGGACTCTTTTTTTGCCTGACGTTGCTACCGCGTTGCTATATTTACCATAATTATTCTGCTACCACTTGCTGGCAAAATTGCGATAGATACTGCGTTTTCTGCTATACATGGTATGGAAATATTTTATATGGGCAGGCTAGGCGCCTTACTTCGCCCGACTTGCACATCCTATGCAGGATGTGCACAGTGGACAATAAAGCTCCGCAAAGCA